ATGTTAGCCGTCGAATACCATTGGGTGCTGCTTACCGCGATAAACTCCATCCAACCGGACGTTGGAATGGCGATTGAGGCATTAGTCGCCAAAGCATCAATCTTTCCGCCAGAGGCAGGATAAGCGTTAATCGTATTGGCTCCACGGTTAATGATTACAAGCCTTTGGCCCAAAACGCCTGTAGGCAGAGTAACGCCAGACGGGGAACTGGCCGCCGTCGTAACCACGTTTAGATCGCTTGTGAGCGCCCCCTGCCCCTGTGCATTAGTTCCGGCTGTCACGGTAGCCGAAGTCTTGTAAACCGATGTGGTGCTATGGGAGATCACCCCAGCGCCTTTACCAGCTAGGATCAGGTTTTCATCCGTAGCAGACGATATGGCGCTAACCGTAACCCCGCTTCCGGCTGCCGCAGCGACAATTTTGACGCCCGTGGCCGCACTGGCCGCCGAGGCATCAATGATAAGGCTGGGATTTGTTGTGCCATTAGGGCCAACGTCAAAAGCATTGGCAGAAGTCGAAGAGATTACTTGGGCCGCCGTAAACGTCTGGGCGGTGCCAAGGCCAGCCAAAGTCGTCGTACCTGACGGAAGCGTCAACGTACCGCCGCTTGTAGCCGGGGCGTTCAGGATCGCTGTCCCGCTAGTAGCCCCGGATAGCTTAAGATTGCCGCTAGAAACCGTCAGCGACGTACCATCAGTCGTTGCCCCGCTAATGCCACCCAAAGCACCGGCATTGTTGTATTGAAGCTGGGTCGTGCTGCCGCCCACCGTTCCGGCGCTACCGGCCACGCTAAATGCCCAAGAAGCATAGGGACCGCCCGTTCCGCCAACCGTATCAACATTCAAAACAAGTTGATTGTTACCAACACCGTCAAAGCTAGTAATAACGCCTTCTACATAATTGGCAGGGTTGGTGGTGTAAGCCGCCCGGACGCGGGTGCCAACAGTAAACGCAACCTGAGTATAAGTATAATTGGTAGTAAAGGTTTTAGAGCCAGTTGTCAGAGCAACAGATGTTGTCGAAGTCAGGCCATAATAGCCAAGGCCAATTTGAGTAAGCTGAACAGCCGTAACAATAGCGCAGGGCGTTTCTGGGTATGCCGGTGTGGTAGAAGCAGCAATAGTTTTTAGGTTGACAGACGTATTTGCTGGCAACCACATAAGCTGGAAATAATCGCCAGCAGTAACATTCAAAACATAATTGATAGCGGCAACTGTCGCGCCGTCTATGCCGCCGTGTGACCCCGTAATTGCATAAACAGTATTGGTGTCAGCTACGTCAGTTCCGTTTTTACGAAGCCAAACCTGAACATCATAAATAGTAGAATTTGTATTAATAAATTGAAGTGAATACTGAATATTGTAAACGCCTGTATTAGCAAACGTAATACGACTGCCAGAAGTAATGCTTACGCCGTTGCTATTGGGATCAGTTTGCCCAAGCAAAACCGCCGCGCCAACAGTCGTGCTGCCGGTCTGTGTAGCAGTCGTATCGTAAAATGAACCCCAATAACCCGGCGATCCAACAGGCGTTGTAACGCTAGACCAAGTAGGCGTGCCAGAACCAGTAGATTGCAAAAAGTAACCAGCCGTTCCCGCCGCACTATAAGCCTGGGCCGTGCCAGTGCCATACACAACGCCGCCAGCCGTAGGCGTGTCAGTCGTGTTTGTGCCGCCATTGGCTATTGGCAATGTACCAGTAATGGCATGTTCGTCATTCCAATTAGAAGGGCGAACTACGCTTGTATCCGTGCCGTCAGGCACAGTCGAAACAAACTTATGAGTTAGCGAAATTGTCACTGGATTGTACCCTGCGGAATAGCCTGAACAGGTTCAACACCAATCGCACGCCCATCAGGCCCGCGCACCACGCGCTTGGGCGCGTTGGCCGCTTGAAGTACGTCGTGCAGCTTCTGCATCGACTGGTTGTGCATCATTGCCATGTTGTTATGGGCATCCGCCATCCGGTCCATGGCCTGACGGACATTATCGCCAAGCTCTGCCGTAATCGTCTCGGCAGCCGCCTGCTGGGCCTCAATGGCCGGAATGTCCATGCCAGGATTGGCCGAGATACGGGCCACCATAATCTTGGTCGCCGCCTCAAGCTCAGTCTTCCAGCGGTCAAACTGCTCCTGAGCCGCCAGTTCCTGCATCTTAAGCTGGGCTTCATGCTGCTGACGCTGCGTCTCCAGCTGGGCCTCCAACTGAGCCTTCATCTGCTCGATCTGAACGTCCGCCTGCATCCTGGCCTGCTGGCTCTGCACATCGGCCTGAACCTTGGCCTGCTCCATCTGCTGCTGGGCCTGAATCTTCTGCATTTCAGGCGAAGGCTGCGGGTTCTGCGCCTTCTGCTTGCTGGCCTCAATCATCTGCTGCAATGCAGCATCAATCGTGCCCTCAATAATAGACGCCTGCTTAAAGCCGCCAATGCCGAACTTCATCATGTCCATAAGCAGCGGCACCATCTCCGGCGAAGCCTGGCCCGCCGGAACAGCTTCACGCAGGAAGTTGGAGAACGCGTTCATAAACTCCATGCGGTCCTGCTTGTTCTGGTTTTCGTCAAGCTGGACAAGGCTATCTGCCGCGACCTGAATGCGGAACGAACGAAGGGGATTATCCTTCATTAGCTCAATGGCCTGCGGGATCATCTGTTGGTCGGCGGGCGACATCTGGTCAGCCGCCGCAAGTCTCAGGATCGTTTCAGGCTGGAACTTCGTGCAAATGATCTGCGCCTTGAGACGGAGGAGGTCGCTTGCAAAGAGCGCGACGCTTTCCTGCATAGCTCGCAGTCGCAATCCAGCATATTGCCCCTTGAGCTGCTGGGCCGTGGCCGACTCAGAAGCCGCACCAACACCGCGCAGAATGTCTGAAATGCCCGTAATTTCATAAATCTGCCCCTTAATGTTAGCCTGAGCCTGGTAACAGTTAATGAGCGCGGAGGCCAAAGTCTCAATAGGCAGTAGGTCGATAGAACCCTTCAGCCCACCCTTCTCACTAAAGGCCATCCATTTATCGACGGGGATCAACGTATTGTTGTCTCCCTCGGTCAACAAACGCTGCAGTGCGGGCTGAGAAGCATCATACACACCACGGACGCGCAGGGCTTTCACCAGACCGTCAATGCGGTCTGTCAGGATGTCCAGCTCATTGGCCTGATCCTGATACAAAATAAAGTCCGGGACAGGCACAAGGCTGTCGCTCGTCGTGGTCGCATAAAGGGGCTTGGCGCACGGGAAGAACCCTTCCAGATTCAGCGGGTCATCCCGCTCATCCAGAAGATCAGCCCAATTCTCCATGAACCAGTAAACCTTGCCGGTTTCCTTGTCCCAAAGCTCGCAAATCTTAGCCTTGTCATTAGGCTTTTCGCGCTGGCCGTACTTGGTCAGGCCGTCCGGGCTGCTATTGAACGGAATCTTCTTGGCAATCTTCTTGCCAAACCGTTCCGTCACGGCCTCCTTGGACATATAAACCCAACGCCAGACCTGAGTTACTTCTTCCCAAGTACGCGCGCTAGAATGGCCAAAATCGCGCCAATGAACGTAGTCTGTGGGGGCGCACTCGTATTCGATTTCTTCAGGCTGTCCATCATTACCGGCGGTTTGGTTATAGATGTCACCCGCTTCGCGGGCTTCGCCTTCTTCAATGTCTTCCGTGATTTGGAGGCCGTCATCTGGGATGTCCTGCTGTTTGATATGCGGGTCATAGCGCACCCACGCCACGCCGCGCCCGCCGAGGAACCTGTCCTCCACGACATGACGCATAGACGAACGATAATCAGGGTAATGCTCGATTTCGTAATCAAGCGCACGCTGAATCAGCAAGGACGCAACGCGTCCGACAGGATCATTGTCGCCAAAGCGCCGAGAGACATCGGCCTTGGGCAGACGGGCATACACAGCCGGAACAAGCGTCTGGACGTTGGACCACAGAATGTTAAACCGCGCCGCGTCATTTGTCATGCCGGTGCCAGTGTTCTGGTCATCCCGGTAACGACGAATGATCTTGGTGGTACGCGCTTCCCACTTCTTAAATTCAGAATTGTAAGCGGCAACGCTGTTTAGCAGTCGCTGGACAGTCGAATCGACTTTTTCCAAGGCCATAGCTTAATTCCTTACTAACGTATTAACGACGCATCCCGCCCGGCGGCATCATGGGACGCGGGGGCATGCCCTGCGGCGGCATGGCAGGCGGCGGGCCGCCCATCGGGCCGCGCGGCGCAGGCATAGGCGCACCGCCCGTGCGCTGAACTTGCTGCAGAATCGCGGCCATTCTCTGTGGGTCAATAGGCATAGTGTTTTCCTTTGTTAAAATAATTACGCACTAAAGATGCCGACGCCCAGCGCCGTAGCAGCCGAACCAGTCGTTACCTTCCAAGCGCCAGAAGACGACGCAATGCCAAGATTAATGGAATAAACGCCAATAGGTGTGCTTGCCGGTATAACCAGAACAGTCGTCGAATTGTCGAGAATGGTAACAGTACCATTCGCGCCAGAAGTCGTAATTGTCACAACAACGCTGTCAAGATAATCGCCAGCCGCACCCGTGCCACCAAGCACCTGAGCAGTCTGAGACGCCGCGACAGTCTCATACTGATACCTATACGGATAATTGACACCACTCATAGTCTAGCCCTTCTCTTAGGTTTGCTTGCCGCCCACATGTCATTCAATGTCGCCGTATTGCCGGGACCAACAATAAGCGGACGGTCAATAATCAACGGTTTCTTGGAATCTTCACCACGCCACGCAATTGCTAACATTCTCATCGCGTCTGCCGGATGTGAGCACCAATTGTGCTTGGGCGTCGCCCGAAACGCCTTCTTGTCTTCATCATATTCGCGCTCATACTGCCGCAGAGCCTCAATGCCATCATTGCACTTCAGCTCGTCAAACCAGCATTTCGGCAACGTCATACGAACAGCCTGAATGCCGTCCTGAACGCCAAGATCAGGCACAACAGAAATGTTGCTCAGACCAAGAAATTCCGCCAGTTGTTCAATAACAGATTTGCCTTGAGCAGCCAGAGTTTTAGCACGGGCGTCGTGCGGGAGATAATGCTTACCGTAATGGTAAGGCTTCTCAGTGACGACCTTGGCAATATCTTCAATACTCGCGCCAGATACGGCGTAATAGTCAATAACGTGTATTTCATTGCGAGCCACCTGATACCACCAGATAGCCGTGTCATCACGATAGCCCAAATCCCAAGCCGTATAGGTCGGTATGCTAGGATCATACGGAACAGCCGTAATGCGGCCCTGGTCTGCTGCCTCTCTCATCTCTACGCCATAGTACGCACCCAAGATCGCAGCCTCAAAGCTGCACTCATACTCCTGCATATACTGATCTGGCGTAATCTGCGCCCTAACAGCATCCAATTCTTCTTGCGGCAATATCCCGCTATCCGTCGCCGTAAGCCTTAAAAGGAACCACTCTTTGGGGTTCTTCTTAGCGTCGGAATAAATGTCCCAAAACTGGTTCTTACCCTTCGGCGTACCGCCGAAAACAGCCCAGCCCTGCTTGTCAGACAACGTAGGACGAATGACATGACCCCATACAGAAGGTCTAAAATCACCATACTCGTCCATAAAAATGCCGTCAAAACCCAAACCACGCATAGCATCGGCATTATCAGCACCAAACAGACGAATGCGTGCCCCGGTGAGTAAGTCGATCTGCAGTTCCGCTTCATTTGCCGCCTTTGCAATGGGTTTGCTAAAACGCTTCAAATAATCCCAAGCCACGCTCTTGGCCTGGCTGCGATACGGGGCAATGTAACCAAATAAAGGATTGGGCGACTTACACGTTACCGCCGCCCGGATAATGTCGTTTACCGCCGCAACCGTCTTACCAGCCCGGCGATGCGCCACAAGACATGCCCAACGCTGCGTCCGGTTGTGAAACGGCATGAACGCGGCACGAGGCGAATACTCAAGCTTTACTTCTTTTCTTGCCACGAAATAACCAGCTCCACAGGGCCTTCATCCGGGCCAGTTACTTCATTGCGAGCCAGCTTTGGCACATGATACTCAATCAAGTCCGAAAAACAGTTAAATGCCGCTTTCGGACCGTCCTGCTCATAAACTTCCTCAAGCCACTGATTCAGCCGGTCAGCATTGCCGTCAATAAAACTGGCAATCATCTCCTTGGCCTTCATCGTGGACTTGGCCTTAGCCCCTGCCGGACGCCCACGCCCCCGGCTGGCCGTGTTGCCCTTCTCAAACTGGTTTTTCCGCGTCATGTATCATCCCGCTTCATGTTGCTCATAGCCCTAGCCAGCTTCGGACCCTTGTCCGCCGCGTTGTATTCCTTGGCAACAGCCACCGGAACGCCAACTTTCTTAGCAAATTTAGGGTCGTGCGCCGCCGCAGCCATCAAACGAAGCTGCTTGTCCGAATGTGAAGGCATTTTGCACCAAATCTAGGTGAATTTCAGCAAAATATGCCCGAATACAGCTAAACCGTCAATACAAAGCCCATTTTGAGATTGGGGTACTGTCTCAGTTTGAATGTATTCCTAGGCTCCTGAGCGAGCGGTTCAGCTAGCCTGTTCAGGCTTGGGAGGGGTCATGGGCGCGGCGCTAGGTATGTGGCTTGGCAGCATTGCCATTTTATTTGTCACGGCCTTGCAGCTTTGGTTGTCGCAGTACGTGGGTTTTGGGTGGGCGATCCTGATACCCATAGGGGTGGCTATCGCTTCCGTGGTTGCATTGAAAAAACCACCGCCAAGGCTCCAGAAATTGCCCACAGTATTGGTTGTACTAAAGACGCTAGCCTGGGCCGAGTTTGGCGTTGCCGGTATTTGCATCTGTATGGTGTTGGGTATTGTGGATTAGAGACGGCGCTTAGTCTTCGTAAAGACCAAGCCGCGCCTCAAGCTGGCTGCGATCAATCATCCCCACCAAGTCAGTCATCGTGACCGGGGCATTGGCAATCTTCGCAGCCATGGCCGGGGTCTTTCCCTGTAGCGCCTGATTAGGCCGCATCCAGTTGTAGTGCAGGAAATACAGCGCCAGCGCGTGGCAGTGGTTTTCCACCTTCTTGCTGTGAGCGTTGGTCAGGCGAGTGAAGCGGCGCATGGACATGCGCATGGTCAGGTTTTGGCGCTCAACGTGCGAGGTCGAGATATGGCGCTGGTCAGGCTTGCCGCAAATCTTGTCCTTGTGCGCGCCGATGCATACGGCGGGGCTGTAGCGCTTCTCAGGGCTCTTGCTGGCGCTGTCGGCGTACACCTTCACAAGCTGGGCAAAATCCACATCGTCGCCAAACGCGCCTTTGACGGCGTGGGGATAGGCCGGGAAGCCATCGGTCGTAAGCTGCACCCGGTCAGTCAGGCGGAAAGCCAGATCGTGCATGAACTCCGCGCCCGTCTCGCGGTCACGGGCACCGACGCGCCACGTCACGATCAGCTTGGAGTCGCTGTCCAGGGCGGTCCAGGTCCACACGTCGCCAGCCGTGCCCGCCGCCTTCATGTCCTGGGGGGCGTTCTTGGCCTTGGCGTAGCAGAAGGACCAGATTTCGTCGCACTGCACCCGCTTGGCGCGAACGTCGCGGACATTCTCGTCATGGAAGGCGGCGGCGACGGTCCCGGCATCCACCAGCAGCTTGGTCACGGTGTTGATGCTGACCCCGGCGACCCGGCTGATGGACCGCATGGAAGACCCCTCCACCAGCATGGAGAGGATTTGGACGCGGGTTTCGAGGGGCAGGCGGTTCATAGGCATGACAATATGAACTTTTATGCTTAGGGTCAAGCAAGCATGGGAAATTATTTTGATGCTTGCTTGATGCCAGATGCCCGGTCTATAAGCAAGCATCTAGCCGAGAGAGGATGCTTGCATGACCGACCTGTTCGACGCCCGCGCCAAGGGCGGGAACGCCCGCCGGGACGCCCTGTCCCAAGCCGAGCGTAAAGCCATCGCCAAGAAAGCCGCCGTCGCGCGCTGGGGCGCCAAGGCCACCCATAAGGGCAATTTCCAGGACCAGCTTGGCATTGACGTGGAATGCTACGTCCTGGACGACGACAAAAAGACCGCCGTCATCAGCCAGACGGGCATGGCGAGCGCCCTGGGCCTGTCTCCTCGCGGCAATGCGCTGCCCCGGTTCCTCGCCAATAAGGTGATGTCGGACGCCGTCGGCGCTGAGTTTCGCGAAAAAATCGAAAATCCCCTTAAGTTTCAATACGGCACCGGCGGCGCTGGGGCGCCCCCGGCAACCATCCACGGCTTTGATTCCTCGCTGCTGATTGACCTCTGCAACGCGATCATCGCGTCTGAGGAAAAGCTCGGGCCGCGCTATGCCGCCATCGCCAAGCAGGCGCATTTGATAGTCGGCGCTTCGGCGCGCCTCGGCATCCGCGACCTTGTCTACGCCCTGGCCGGCTACAACCCGACCACCGAGGAGGTGATCGCCGCCTTCAAGCTGTACGTGCTGGAGGAGGCCAAGAAGTACGAGCCGGAGTTTCCGAACGAACTCTATATGCAGTGGCACCGGCTCTATAACCTCGCCGTGCCGGAGCGGGGCAAGCCCTGGACATTCAAGTACCTCACTGTCCAGCACGTCTATTTCCCGATTGCCAAGAGCAATGGCAACCTGCTGGCGCTGCTCCGGGCGCTGAAGGCCAAGGGCGGCGACCGCTCGAAAAAACTCTTTCAGTTCCTCAACGACATCGGCGCCCGCGCGCTGCGTATGCAGCTTGGCCGTATTCTGGAAATGGCGGAGTCGTCACCCGACAAGGCTGCGTATGAGCGCAAAATCGTGGAGCGGTTTGGCGGTCAGCAGGAACTGGACCTGCTGGCGCCTAATCCTGCCACCGCTTCGTTGCCGCCTTCCGAGCAATCTCAGCCCGACGCTTCTTAGACAGGGCGTCGGCGCGCGCCTTGCCGCCCTTGCTGCCGGACTCCTCGGCGGCGGTCCTGACCTTGGGCATGTCCTTTGCCTCGCCCGTGGCGATCCTGCCTACCAAGACGGCGGCGCTGACAACATCGGCGGGGCGGCGCTCTCCGCGCGGACCTTTGGGCATAGGGGTTTTGACCTACTAGAGCAAAATCGACCCGGCCAAGATAAGCCCTAAAGCATTGTCTTTCCAGAACATTTTATAGGCGCAAATTCCCATCAAACTGAGACAGTACCGAGATTGGCGCAACAAGCGTTTTGGCTTTCCCGGCAAAAATTGTGAGAGCAGGGCAAGATCGGCCAGGGCAAGCCCGTTTGTGGGAGGGGCCTATATCTATATCGACCCCACCCCGTCGAAGAATTTTTTGAGAATCGAACTCAAGTTGACGCTGCCAGCGTGGCAAATCAATGGGTTAGCGCAGCGCGGCGTGCTGCATGATAAGGCTAATTATGGGAAATCCATATTATCATGCAATGTTATCAATGCTTTAGCCCAGGCCTTGTGTTGGGCAATTAAGGCAGATGCAACCAAGGCGAGCAAGGCAGTCAATATCTAGTGCCGGGCAGGCAAGGCCCTAGGCGGGGCGCTGGCAGGCATGGGCGCGGGGGCATGGGATGACCGCGGCGAGGCGCAGAGGCAGGCGGTGCGGCCTTGCTAGGGCTTGTCGGGCCGGGCGGGAGGGCCAGCTTGCCGGGCTATGCGTGAGGGGTAAGCCGAGCACCTGCCCTGGATCCCTGTTTGCCTCGCGCCGACATCGAAACCGACATCAAACCGACAAACACCCCCCCACTAGGGGGGGGGGTGTTGTCTGTCGGGATTCCTCAGGCCGATTTAGCCCGATTTAGCCCGACAAGGCCCGACAAAAAGGACGAAAACGCAAAAACGAGCGCAAAATGTTCCGACATGACCCTATGTCGGTTGTGGTTATTGCCTATTGTTTAGTTTCAATGACTTAGCGGGGGTGTGGCAGCCTGACGCAGGCAAATGTTTGAAAACGCGCAATATGCCCAAAAAGCCCGCTTATTTGCGTAAAGGGACGCTATTTCACGATATTTAAATGTAGTATCCCCTGGCACTATGCGGCGTCCTGCCGCACCCTAGCCCCGCATGGGGTATTGCATCGCGCGCAACATCATGGCATATAGACGGGGCCAAGCAACGAAGGGAACATTTCATGAAACGTTTGATTGTGGCTTACCGCAGGCTTCCGTCGCCCACAAATCGCCGCAAGCTGGCGGCGTACATTGCAAAGCATCCTATGGTTATTTGCGTGGCCACTAGCGAAGAGCTGGAATTCTTGGTCGCCAATCATTTCGTATCTTAGCCCTCCAGCCTATCCCCCTGCGGCCATGCGGGGGGATGTGCGGGACGGCCTGACAGTCTCGAACGCCACGAAAAGGAACCGCCACAATGCCCAGCCATACAGACCGCCCGCTCGCCGCTCCTGGTTTTGTCAGCTATCGCTACAAGGGCCGCTATGGGTATGTGATGGTCGGGGCGTCCAATACTGAAGACGCGCTCAGGCAGGCCCGGCGCAGCATTGATGGCCCTGCCCTGATTGGCAATCTTGACGTGTGGGACGCGGACGCCGGGCGGTACGTGCCGTGCGCCTAGCCTTGCGCCGGGCCTGATATTGTGCAAGAAACAACATGCCAAGCAACTAAGAAAGGGATCATCGTGGACATCTGGAACACCGACACCGCCATTCGCGTCATTGACGGCCTAGACATCGCCATTCCGGCGTGGATTGACGATGACATAACCCCTGCGGACGTTGCCGCTATATGTCAGGGCGGGTGCGCTTCTGGGGCGTACATGCCTGCGGTGACGTATTACCAGGCGCTTAAAACGATGGATCGCCACGGCGACGCCGTGCTGGAGTACATCGAAAATGTGCTGGGTGAATTGCCTAGCGTGGCCGGGCAGAGCTGGAGTCAGATGGCGTGCACATATGTGAGCGCGGCTGTTGATCTGTGGGCTAGCAGCATCGAAAGCGAGCTGGAAGCGTTTGAACCTGAAGCAGAGGAAACCGCCTAATGCCTTGCTACCAGCCTCCCCCGCCTGCCCAGCCTGCTATGCTCTATAGGCTGGCTTATGCCGTGCTAGGCGTTGCCATGCTGGCGGGCTTGCTCGCGGCTATGTTTGCCGCCGCGCCGGTACTGGCGGCGCTAATAAATTACTAACCACCACCAAGGAAGGACATAACAATGAAGGTATTAGTCGCTGAAAAAGAAGGCGAAGGTTTAGAGGCATTGCTGGGACAGCGCGTGACGCTGTTTTGCATGAATTACATCTACACAGGGAAGCTGATTGGCGTGAACGCTACCTGCGTCAAGCTGACCGATGCCGCCATTGTCTATGAGACGGGATCGCTTGGTGACAAATCTTGGAAGGATGCCCAGACGCTTCCGCAAGATTGGTACGTTTCGACCGGAGCCATCGAGAGCTTCGGCCTGTTGAAGTAGGCGAACCAATGCGCGGGCTGAAGCAAAAATATCGGTCGTGGTCGCGGTCGGGGTCGTGGTCGCGGTCGGGGTCGTGGTCGCGGTCGGGGTCGTGGTCGCGGTCGGGGTCGTGGTCGTGGTCGCGGTCGGGGTCGGGGTCGGGGTCGTGGTCGGGGCCGTGGTCGTGGTCGGGGTCGTGGTCGGGGTCGGTGTCGCGGTCGCCATGACGCTTCACACAAAGCATTGTCGCGGAAGCGTGGGGCATACGCCGCGCCATACCGCTACTGACAGGCCGCTATCACTGGCGCAATGCGTGGCGGGTCTATGCGCCTGCGGTGTTCTATTTGTCGCGGCAATCGTGCCGCGCGTGATTATTTGAACGGAGGGTCTATGCCGATCCAGAAACGCCCGCTTCCAGATGGCCGTCCCGTCGCCAAGGGCTTTGACGGTTACG